AAGTCTTGTCTTCACTAACATCATACACTGGAGAGTAATCACTCCAGGCAACACCCTGTTCCACCCAGTTATTGACAGCAAGTTGTCCATCAACATACATTCTAAAACCATCGTCTGTGGATCCTGCAAAATATGTTTGTGTCCAGTGATCTGGAACAGTAATTCTTCCACTAAATTTAACTACAAAGTTTTCATATCTATTACCGCAAACTGGCAGTTGCATAGAATTTGAATTCCATGTACCAGAACAGATAACTCCACTTGGAGTTGCTATGTTTGGCCATGTTCTGGCTAAATGATAAACCGTATATGCCAAACCCTGTCCTCCAGCAGATTGTATATTTGACTGTGCTGTTTGCAGATTAATGTTGGCTATAGCAAGTGCATCTTGTGCATCGTTTCTTTCTTCAAGAGCGTTGTCTTTATGTTCAAGGGCCAAGGCTACTGTGGCTGTCTGACCATCCACATTTGACTGGGCAAGGTTCTTTGCTTCTAAGGCTGTGGCTTCTGCTTCTACTGCATCTTCGTGGGCATCATAGGCATCATCTTTAAGTTCCTTCGCATTTGTGGCTGAGGCAAACTTATTTTCTGCTATCTCTATAAGATCTATAAAGTCATCTTGGTAACCAAGGTCATCTACGCTATCGTTAAGTTCCTGTATTTCTTGGGCTGCTACTGTGAGGGGATCATCAGAGTGTGCACCCTCTGGGGAGATAATAAGCCAACCAAATGCTAAAAGTGTGGCTGCCAGTATGCGTGTTAGTCTTTTAATTTACCTTTCCCCCTTGCAGACTGATGTCTGATAGGATGATTATACCATTTTATTGCACAAAAAAGGGGCTACCATAATTGGCAACCCCTTTAGTGTTGGAATAATTACTTAAGCAAAGTAACCTTTGCCTTTGGATTCTTCTTGTTCCACTGAAGAGCCAACTTGTTGAATGCAGCCTTTACAGACTTAAGTGCAGCAGTATTATCTGCTGTTAACTTAGCGATGGTTGCATCCTTAGCAAGAACAACTGCATCTGAAGCAGTCTTTGCATCAGCCAGAGCCTTTGCAGAAGCAGCCTTCTCAGCAGCAAGAGCAGCAGCAGATGCTGCCTTCTCTGTTGCTAGTGCAGCAGCAGCATCAGCGTTAGCCTTTACAACTGCAGCATCTGATACAGCCTTAGCAGCAATCGCTGCATCCTTTGCAGCCTTTTCAGCAGCAAGTTCTGATACTAGATCACGAACTGCAATCTCTGCAAATGGTGCAAGTGTTGGAGCAGTCAGACCTACTACTGCTGCAGCAACTGCATCTGTTGATGTTGTTGGAGCAAATGTAATAAGTGAGCGTGTGCCAGTTGTTGGAAGAGTAGCCTTAAAGGTTGCTGTTCCAAAGTCTGTTAGAGTAGCACCAGTTGTTACTGTTGCTGTATCCATAACTGCTGTTGAAGCAAATACGGTTGCTGTAATTGACTTGCCAGATACCTTGTTTCCAAATGCATCTGTTGCAGTTACAACGATATCCTGCTTAGTTCCTGCTGCACCTGCTGAAGGTGCTGAAACTGTTAGGTTGTTGATCTTTCCAGCAGTACCCTGTACATAGTATGTAAGAGTTGTTCCACCATTGTTGATTACAACGGTACCGATTGCTGTTGTCTTTGTGTAGACAAAGAATGTTGCAGTTGTTCCAGTTCCTGTTGCAATTGTCAAAGATGATGATCCTGACGATGCTCCGACTGGTGCTGCTGATGTGTGTAGTGCTGATACGATTGTTGCGTTAGTTGCTACTGCAGAAACTGATGTTCCTGCTGCTACTGTTGCCACAAAGCGTAGTGCATCTGCTGCATCGATTGTGTTATCTGCTGGTACTGGCAATGTGGCAGGGGTAGCAATTACACCATTAGTTGTATTTGCTGTTCCATCTAGCGTTACCGCTACTGTCATTACTGTAGCATTTGCAGGTGCTACTGCGACCATGCCCAAAGTCATGGCTGCAACCACGGCTAGTGCGATTTTCTTGAATGAATTCATTCGGTATTTCTCCTTATTTATAGTAGATTTAATCTATCCAAATAATTTTTTACATCATCTGGCATAGGTTTAAATTGTATCACATTGTCTTTACCCACGTCAAGTTCACCCTTAGGCCTATCCCTAAATGTATGAATCTCAACCTCAGTGTTATTATTTTTAGGGGTATGTGATATTGCCCCAAAAATAGCCCCACACACAGCATCAGCCAAGTCCTTTGACTTTTTACGTGGGTGGTCAACTCTATCATTTTTCATAATCTTTAACTGTGTTAGTTCATCAAACAACAAGTCAATAGATGGCATAGCAAGTCTTTCCTCGTATACGAGCATTGCCATGTCTTCATAATGCTTTTTTGCTACAGAAACAGTATCAGTTCTCATTCCAACCTGCTTTAATTCATTTTGAATATCAAACGATTGCCAACGGTCAAACGAAACCATTCCAATATTAAATCCAAGTCTACGAAGGTTTTGAATCCACTGCTTAACTTCTGAAAGATTAACTGGGCCTTCTACCTTTGGCTCCCACCATGCTACTGCATCAACTACAACTATTGGTGCTACCTGTTCATAGTTATTGATTACCTGAATATTTACCCACTTATCTACATGGGCAATTGCTACTGCACACTTATCGTGCTTCTGTGCAAGGTCAGCATGGACATAGTAAACCTTATTAGGATCTGGCACAAACGATTCATCAAATCTTCTAAAGTTATCAATAGGATTTCTCAGTGTCATGCACGCTGCAACTTTGTCTGCCTGCTTAAAAAAAGCGTCAGACGCAAAGGTTGGAACACATGCAAAACGCATCATTGCATCTCCTAGGTCAGTCATAAAAGCAATCTTAAAGTCATCAATCTTTCTTGTTGGATTGACTTCCCATGTTGGTCTCTTTAGGGCAAATACTCCTGGATACTTGTACGATGTAATCTGATCTTCATCCCATGTGATATCAAATTTATTTGATGGATCATCTTCTGGCAATAATGGATTAATAATAAATGTATGAGATCTTTCAACAACTTCTTTTTCTGCAACAACAGCATCATACCTTTCTGAAATAAAGTCGCCTGGATATCTTGGGAATGAAAGCAAAACAACTTTACCAAGGTCAGGGAAACGGGAGTCTACTGATCCACGGAATGCTTTATAGATATTGTCAGCAGTCTTTCCCTGTTCATTACCAGTTCCAACTTCAGATGCAAAACCAGAAATCTCATCAAGTACTGCAAGAAGAAGGTTTAGTCCCTCATGTGATTCTCTTTCAGAGTGGCCAGAATAAACAGTGATTGATTTGTTAAACTCTACTGAGTCTGCCTTAGCATAAAACTTACCAGCAAACCAAGGGGATCTTTCAATCTTGCTCTTAAAGCCTTTAAAGAAAACATTCTTTGCTTGTTGTGCGTTAATAGCAACATTGATTAGGTCGATAGCATCTCCAGATGGCTTACCAAAGTACTTAGCAGGATCTTTTAAACATAAAAGTTTATATACAATATAACAGCAAGCAACAGTAGATGTAAAGTCTTTTCCACTGCCTTTTCCTAGTTGAAGGATGATCTCATTTTTTGTATATTTTTCATAGTACCTTGTTCCTTCAACTTCTCCCAGTAAATCTAGCAGGTCTTCTTTTTTATAAATTTGACTCATTGCTTCTACGATATCGTACTGGATATCAGACAGTCCTGGCTGTCCTAAGAACTTTTCATCTTCAACAAAAGTCTTTGCGTCTACAGGCTTTTCCTCAAAGTGACTATCCTTAAGTGCTTCTAAAAAATCATTAAAATCAGCCATCGTGAACTACCGTTATTACTTCATCCTTTTTTGCAACATCAGATAGTCTTCTCATGATCTGATCTCTAATCTCTGGGTGCTCTGAGGCTATGTCTTTTAGTATTGACATTAATACCATTTGTCTATTTTCAATCTCAACCATTTCTTCTGCAAGTTCTTTATTTTCTAATAGACCAGCCTTCTGTAGCATATCAATACGCTTAGACTCAATATCCATAACAAGTTTAATTGCAGCAGTCTTTGCACTAAGATTGTTAGTCATAGACGCTTCATCGATTACCTCGTACGATCTAGAGATAAGTTTGCTATAGTGTGTATCTGCTGCAGCAAGGGCTTCCTTAGCACGGGCCCTGATAGCCTCGTTAGCCGAAGCCATTACCTTCCACTCATTAATAAGTTGCACAACTCGTGTTCTTGGAATTGTTAACTGCTTAGATATTACAGTTGGATCATTGCCCTTTAAGTATTCTTCAACAACACGATTTACTTCATCTAGGTGCTCAACCAACTGATTATCTGACATATCTTCCTCCGCCAGATGAATACTCTTCAAACATTATCTTAGACCATACGTCATGATATCCCCAACCATGATGCTGGTTGTCTCTTGCAGTCAAGAAAAACTCATCTATATTTTCTTTATTGTTTTCTGCATACTCATAGATCTCTTCAACTATTTGATTATTATTTAAATACTTCATGCAGTCTAAATCTGTTCTCTTTAAGAATTCATTCGTTCCGTCTACATAGGAAAATACATAAAGTTCTATACCAAGATCTTTACAGTATTGCTCTAGCATGAATAGATACTGATAAACATAAATTCTTGTTTCTTGATTCCTGATATGTGGGTTTCCTCTATAAGTTCCATGAAAAAATCCTTCAAATGTTTTTTGTTCAACCTCTTCTACAGAACCCTTAACCAAGTCTTTTGTGTCATCTCTAAGCGAGTAGTGTCTATTTAGATCTGGCAAATCTAAGAAAATAACATCTGGCTTTGCGTATAGGTGTATGTACTTAAACACATTTGAAACAATATCCATCACAGATGTTCCTGGTTTACCTAGATTAAAATATCCAGAAACCTTTTCTGTTTCTTTGATCATTTCATAAATCTTGTAAGGCCATATCTCTGTTGTGTAAAGTCCTACACCGTATGTAACCGAACAACCAGAAAACAAAATATGCTTGCCATCATGATTTTTTGAAAATTCGTTTGATCTAAACAAGTCTTTGTTAATATGGAAAGGGTCTTCATCCCAAACTGCTTCTCTCAACCATTGGGTGTTTTCTTGTTTTCTATATTGTTCTTCTGTTGAATCTAACTGGTTAAGTGCATCTTGTGGCATAGGCCATCCATCAAGAGTTTTGCTAAATGCATTTGCAACATTTATATTAGTAATAAAACCACTCTGGTTTGAAGGCCTATTCCCATCATGCATAATTTCATTTCTATTCATTTAACTCTCTCGCAATCTTTAAAAGAATTAGGTATCCAATAAGATCATCGATATCATTATCTCCTATAAATGCTCCACCACGTGTGATTCTAGACAACTTATCGTCAATACGAACATGGAGTTGTTCTACATTATCAGCAGTAGCAAAAATCCTTACTGGATTAAGTGCACTATCTCCGTAAGATTTGTTTTTGGCAATAAGCATTGCTTTAATCTCATCGCATACCTGAGAAATTGTAAACTGAGTCTCTTCACTCATCTTCATCCGCCTCCCAATCAAAAGTTTCTGGAATATTCTTAAGGGTTACAATAGTGTAGGTTAGTCCTGCTGCAGCAACTAGCGACACAAAGAACACAAACTGTTTAAATTTTTTCATCGCTTTGACTTCCTTAATCCAAATTTAGCCAAGTATACGTAGATAGTTTCTAGACTCACACCACACTCCTTAGCAATTTCTTCTGGAGTCTTTTTATCTATGACGTATCTCTTACGCATAAACGACTCACTTGTATATAGTTTAGCAGCCATAGTGTTAATTGTCAACTCCTATTGCTTTTCCCCAATTTTTTAATGCCCAGTGA